CCATGTATGGCAGCTGGTTTAGCATATTATATATCAATGAAAAAAGCACCAGATAGAATACAGATACTAAAGGCAGTTTATGAAGAGGAGTTTCAAAGAGCAGCTTCTGAGGACGCTAATAGCACACCACTTAAATTAACACCGAACATATCATACTTGAGGTACTAATGGCTAGGTATGCAAGTGGTAGAAAAGCGTGGGGTTATTCAGATCGATCTGGCTTTCGTTATCGTCTTCGTGAAATGCGAAAAGAATGGAACGGATTAAAAGTAGGTCCAGACGAATATGAAGCTAAACACCCACAGTTAGAACCTAATTATCCAGGTCCAGATCCAACAGCATTATACGAACCAAGACCAAATCAAGATACAGACTTGGTTTCATTTGTAGTATACACCAATGCTGGAGATGGTATAATAGGAAAGAAGTTAACAAATTTTACGGCTACAACTAGCCTCGGAACGGTAACAGTGAGTATAACATGAGCTTTACATTAACCACATTAACAGCATCAATAAAAGAATGGACTGAAAATGACGAGTCCACTTTTGTAGCAGAGATACCTTTCTTTATACAGAACGCAGAGGAAAGAATATTTAAATCTGTAGATTTAGATTATTTTAGAAAAAATGTTACTGGTTCTTTAACAAGTGGCAACAAGTTCTTAGAAAAACCATCTGATTATTTAGCGACTCATTCATTATCATATGTGAACGCTAGTAGTGAAAATGTATTCTTACTACAAAAAGATGTAAATTTTATTCAAGAATATACGGCAAATCCAGCTACAACTGGATCTCCTATTTATTATGCACAGTTTGATGTTGATACTTTTATAGTGGCTCCAACTCCTAGTAGTAGTTTTGCAGTAGAGCTTCACTATTATTACAGACCAGCTTCTCTTACCACAGATGACTCTGGAACAACATGGATCAGCACAAACGCACCAGATGCTCTTCTGTATGCTTCTCTTGTAGAGGCTTATACCTTTATGAAAGGCGAGGCAGATCTTATACAATTATATAACACAAGATATGCAGAAGCCTTGAGTAGACTCAAGACATACGCAGAGGGTAGAAACTATTCTGACTCTTATAGAGATGGTTTGGTAAGAGTTCCTAAGTCTTGACATTTATAAGATAAAATTTATAGTATCTTATATGAAGAAAAAAAGTATAGCGATAGTTGCTTTAGGCAATAGCTTCAATGAGTACATATTAGCAAAAATTAGAAGCGAAAAGTTTGATGAAGTATATACAATCAACTCTATGTCTGGTGTTATTTACCATGATAAATGTTTTATGATGGACCCACCATCGAGGTTTCTAGATACCCCTAATGCTGGTAAACAAACAGATATTATGCAAGAAAGATTAATTAAAAAAATGGACATACCGATCTATTCTTGTACTTTAGATAAAAGATGCCCAGACGTAATAGAATACCCTTTACAAGAAGTGATACATAAAAGTGGTTACGCCTATTTTAACAATACTGTGTCTTATGCCATTGCTTTTGCAATTGTGCAAGATGTTACAGATTTACATTTGTATGGAATAGACTTTACACATAAAGATGTTGCTTTTGCAGAGGCGGGTAGAGCTTGTTGTGAGTTTTGGTTAGCCATAGCTATATCAAAAAAGATAAAAGTACACATCGCACATAGCTCATCTTTGTTGGACATGAATGTACCAGATGATCAAAAACTGTATGGTTATCATAGATTAGATGATCCACTTGTATCCACTGCAACAAACGGAAATATGTTAATAACTAAAAAATCAAAACTAGAGCCACCAGAACCATTAGACTCTAAACCTAATCTTATTGGTAGAGAGGATATACCAGGTTTGAGTTACGAGGAGAAAAAAAATGTTTAATGTAAGTATTTCAGAGGTAGGTAGTGTTAATATTAAAACTTCAGATCAAGGAGGTTTAACAAATGAGCAAATAGCTGATCTTGCTGTAGATAAAATAGCAAGCATATCAGATCAAGCACCTCCACATATAAGACAACAAGCTAAATTATTTAAAGAACAGCTCAAAGGAATATTGTATCATTATATTCTCTTGGCAAGAAAGGAAGAGCGTGCTAGTATTATTCAAGTCCTAAGATCAAGTGGTCAAAAGGAAACGGCTGAATATATAAGGAGACTCTAATATGGCTATAGCTCAAGCAATGTGTACTGCATTTAAACAAGAGTTGATGTTAGGAACACATAATTTTGCCACAAATGGCAACGCTTTTAAACTTGCACTCTATGCAGAGGGCGGTGGTGGAAAGTCATCAACAACTGCAACATTAGGTGCAACCACAACTGCATTTACAACAACTGGTGAAATAGCAAATAGTGGATCATACACATCAGGTGGAGGCACTTTAACAAAAGTTGCACCAACGACATCTGGTACAACTGCATTTACAGACTTTGCTGATTTAAGTTTTACTACTGCAACAATTACTGCAATGGGTGCTTTGATATATAATAGCACAAATAGTAATAAAGCAGTTTGTGTTTTAGATTTTACATCTAATAAAACATCAACATCTGGAACATTTACAATTCAGTTTCCAACTGCTGATGCAAGTAATGCGATTATAAGGATAGCATAAATTGTCAAACACTACCTTACAAGGTTGGGGTAGAGGCACATGGGGTCAAGGTCCTTGGAATGAGGAAATCGATGTTGTTGTTACTGGTGTTCAAGGAACAACTGGACTTGGCACTCCAGACGGAATACCTGGTGTAAACGTAGCTGCTACTGGTGTATCTGCAACGACTGCCATAAGTCAAACAGGTGCTAGTACAGTCACATTTACTGTTACTGTTGTTTCTGGTAATCCTTTAAATCACCCGTATTACAATCAAGGGTCAACAAATAAGTATGCCATAGGTGGATCGACTGCTACTAGTGATGTTACTTTAACTATGTATGAAGGTAACACATACAGATTTGATCAAAGCGATAGTAGTAATGATGGTCATCCGATTAATTTTTATGAGGATAAAGACAAAAATACAGCATACACAAGTGGTGTAAGTTACAATATAGATGGTTCTTCTGTTTCTCAATCATCTTATGTTGATACATCTACGTTTAATGCAGGCACAACCAGATATGTAGAAATAACTGTTCCAGACGGAGCACCAACATTGCATTATCAATGTTATAATCATGCTTTGATGGGGTATTTTGCAAATACTCTTGGTATTCCTAATGTAGCAACAACAACTGGAGCACCGACTACTGGTGTTGCGGGTACAACTGCACTAGGTTCTGAGACTGTTGTATCAAGTGTAGATACAGCAGTTACATTAAGTGCAGCACAAAGTGGAATATCTAGTGTTGTCACGGTACCACAATGTGTGGTATCTTTAACGGGAGTTAGTGCTACTGGTGGCACTGGCGAGGAATTGGTCTATAGTTTGATCGTTCCTAATCAAACAGCTAACTGGCAAGAGGTCGCATAATGGCAAGTACATTTGTAAATAATTTAAGACTCGAAGAAATGAACACTGGCGAACAGTCAGGAACTTGGGGTACAAAAACAAACACTAATTTAGAACTCATAGGTGAGGCATTAGGTTTTGGCACGGAGGGTATTACAACAAACGCTGATACTCATACAACCACAGTAGCAGATGCTTCTACTGATCCTGGTAGAGCAATGTTTATTAAATACACTGGAACATTGGATTCTGCTTGTACGATCACAATAGCACCAAACACTCTAAGTAGGGTGCATATTATCGAAAACGGAACAAGTGGTTCACAAAATATAATTATATCACAAGGGTCTGGAGCTAATGTGACAATAGCACCAGGAACTGCAAAGGTTGTTTACTTAGATGGAGCAGGTTCTGGTGCAGCAGTTGTTGATGCTTTTGCACATTTAGCTGCCGTAGATTTAACAGTCGATGATGATTTAATTGTAAGTGATGATGTAACATTAAAATCAGATGGTGCTGTTCTTGGTTTTGGAGCCGATACTGATACAACACTTACTCATACAGATGGCACTGGACTAACGCTAAACGGAACAAATAAACTAACATTTGGTGACGCTGCAAGTTTTGTACAACAATCATCTGATGGCACGTTACGAATAGATGGTGAGGCTATAATTGATCTAAATGCCAGTACAAGAGTTGATGTATCTACTGACTTACAAGTCGGTGACGATTTAACTTTAGCCTCTGATAGTGCAGTTTTAGGTTTTGGTGCTGATACAGACACCACATTGACGCACACAGATGGCACTGGATTAACCTTGAATAGTACTAACAAATTATGCTTCGGAGACACAGGTACTTTTATACATCAATCAGCAGATGGAGTGCTTGATTTAGTATCAGATTCCGAAGTTGAAATAAATGGAACGACTATAGACATCAATGGTGACGCTGATATTTCTGGTGATTTAGCGATAGGTGATGATGTTTCTGTAGCTGGTAGAGGCACAGGAACACAAACAACAGACAATGATGGGGATTTTGATTTAAGTGTAAGTAACTTTTTTAAATGCACACCATCTGGCAACATAACATTAACTTTTAGCAATCCAGCAGAAGGTCAATCTGGCACAGTTATGTTGGTCAACAGTGGTGGACATACAATATCAGCACACGCAAGTGTGGCTATTAATGCAGATATATTAACTGCTTTAACTACTGCTGGAACATATATGCTTAATTATTATTGTTCTGCATCAAGTGGTAATAATACCATATTAGTAGGTGCGACTGGAGCATTGACATAAGATGAGTATACTTCCTGCGTCAGGTATAGGTGACGAAAGCACTGGATTTTACAATGGTGTTGCTACACAATCATTAAGGTTTGATGATGGTTCTTCAAATTATTTAACACGAACTCCTTCTAGTGCAGGAAGCAGAACAACTTGGACTTGGAGTGGTTGGTTTAAAATTGGTACTGATCCCACTTTGTATCATAATCTTTTTACAAGTAACACAAATTATGACCAAATTAGATTTGATCCGAACTCAAGAATAATTTTTGCAGTTTATTCCAATAATGGTGCAACTAATGTTGGAGCATTTACCACAAAAATAGAGTTTAGAGATATGACTAATTGGTATCATTTTGCATTTGTTTGGGATACTACAAACTCTACTGCAGGTGATAGACAAAGAATGTATGTTAATGGAAAAAGAATCCTTGATAGTGAATTAACAATTACAGCAACACCATCTCAAAATGCAGTTAGTAATTTTAATAATGAACAAATGAGTATTGGCAGACGAGAGAGTACAAATTCATTATACCTTGATGGATTTATGTCTGAAATAAATTTTATAGACGGAACTGCTATCACACATACTCAAAACAGTAGTGGTGATTATATTTTAGATGAGCTTGGTGAACTTAAAAATGGAGTATGGATTCCTAAAGAATATACTGGTTCATATGGCACAAATGGATTTAGATTAGAATTTAAACAAACTGGTGATGGCTCAAGTACAGCAAGTTCATCCACAATAGGTGCAGATACGAGTGGTAATGATAATCATTTTAAAGATCTTAATTTTGATGCTTCACAGAGTAATTTGCCAGATTGCCCAGAAAATAATTTTTGCATATTAAATCCATTAAATGCAAATGACCATAGGGGAGAAGCATCTTTTTCAAGATCAAGTTTAAGAATGACTTCATCATCTGGAAATAGAGGTTTTACAAGTGGCACTATGAGAATACATGGTAAAGTTTATTTTGAAGTTCTTTCTAGAGATGGGAATAATGGTTTTGTTGGTATAAACGATATTACAAATTCAAAAGTTACTAATGGACAAACACTAGATATGTATAATGGTACACCAAGAATAGATGGTGTCGTACAAAGTAATACTGGCACTTTCTCTGATGGTGATATAATGGGTGTAGCAGTTGATGTAGATGCAAAAAGTATAGAATTTTTTAGGAATAATTCTAGTGTTTATTCTACAACTTATACTACAGATGTAGAGGGGGGTTATTTTCCAATTATACATGATTCTTCTGGTGGCAGAAGTTCAGATTTTGTAGCGAACTTTGGTCAAGATAGTTCATTTACTGATGAAAAAACAAAACAAAATAACTCAGATGGTAATGGACAAGGTGATTTTTACTATACCCCTCCTAGTGGGTTTTTAGCAATGTGTTCTGCTAATCTACCAGATGTAACAATAAGTCCAGATAAAGCCACACAAGCAGATGACCATCATGACACTATTGCATATAGTGGTTCAGCCTCAAATCAAATAATTACAACAAAATTTCAAGCTGATTGGCTATGGTTTAAAGAAAGAACTACGGCTGGTATAGACCATAATTTATTTGATTCATCAAGATTACATTCTTCAACTGGTGCTAAATTTGGTAGAAAATTAGAATCAAATTCTACAGATGCAGAATCAGATTCAACTTCAATAGTATCACAAAGTGGAAATGATATAACTTTACTAGGTGGTGTATCAACAGTAAATGATGCTTCAAGCAGAACATATGTTATGTGGCATTGGAAAGCTAATGGTGGAACAACTAGCACTAATAATGATGGTTCAATAACATCAACAGTACAAGCCAATCAAACTGCTGGGTTTTCTATTGTAACTTATACTGGAAATGGTAGCACTGGCACAGTAGGACATGGGTTAGGTAAAGTTCCTGCAATGATCGTTATTAAGTTAAGAGGCTCAAGTGGTGGTTCTTGGATTGTATATCATCGTTTAATGCAATCAACTCCAGAAGATGTAAGAATGTTTTGGGATAGTTCTGATGCTAGGGGTACTTCAACTGCCAATTTTAACAGTACAGCACCAACATCTTCTGTATTCTCAGTTGGTAATACAACAGCTACCAATGGTAATGATACATATTTAGCTTATTGCTTTGCTGAAATAGAGGGATACTCTAGCTTTGGCAGTTATGCAGGAAACTCAAATGCAAATGGCACACTTGTCCATACTGGTTTTAGACCTGCTTTTCTTTTAGGTAAAAAAAATACTGGGGTTGATAATTGGTATATGTACGATAATGCAAGAACCCCACACAATGCTATGGGAGCTTATAGTTTGACTAACACAACTGGAGCAGAAGCTACAGATGAGTCACTTGACTTTCTTTCAAATGGTTTTAAATGGCGAATAAATAGTGGTTTAAGAAACGCATCTGGTCACACATACATTTATATGGCTTTCGCAGATCAACCATTTAAATTTAGTAATGCAAAATAGGAGACAATAATGCCTTGGAAACATAATGGAAACATAATAAGAGAAGGGAAAGCATGGGTTGCTGATGACGGCACTCAACATCCTGCTCTTTGGATGAGATGGTCAGATTCTGAAAAAAAAGCAAATGGATTAACATGGGAAGACCCACCAGCCTCTCAAGAAAGTTTTGATGAAACTTTTTATTGGGGTAGACAAACAGATGGCACTTTAATTGAAAGAAGTTTGACAGATCAAGATGCAAAAGATGAATCTGGAAATCAGCTTTATGAAGAAGATGGTAAAACAAAACTCATTACTGAGGGTTTAAAAACTATATGGATAAGAAAAACTAAAGAGATGGCTAATAATTTTTTATCATCTTCAGATTGGATGATAACTCGCAAGTCTGAAAAAGGAACTGCTATACCTGATGCAACAACAACATATAGAGATAATGTAAGAACTGCTTGTGCTGCAATAGAAACAAAAATAAATAATTGTAGCAAACTTGCAGATTTTATAAAATTATTTGAAACTCCAACAGATGGTGGTAATCCTCCGATTTATGATTTTCCAAGTGAGGAGTAATCGTGCCAATAACGTCTTTAAAGTTCAGACCAGGAATAAATAAAGAGACAACATCTTACTCAAATAAAGGTGGATGGAACGATTGTGATTTAATTCGTTTTCGTTTTGGTTATCCAGAAAAACTAGGTGGATGGGAGAAATATTCTGAAGTAACATTTCTTGGGTCTTCAAGATCTTTACACTCTTGGGCAAATTTAGAGGGTAATAAATATTTAGGTATAGGCACTGAACAAAAATTTTATATCGAAGAATCTCAAGGATATAACGACATCACACCAGTAAGACGCAAGGTCGTAAATGGTGTAACTGTATTTGATTTAGGTGGCTTAACAGTTACTTCAATAGTTTCTGGAAGTGCTGGAACAGGTCAAGTAGGAACTGTAATTGTTCTTGGATCACAAGATGTACCAGTATTGGCAAGAAATCCAGATTCTGGAGTGCTCTCAATAGCAACTGGACAAGTTGGAACAGTGACCATAGATATTCCACCTACTACAGCTAATCTATTTGGCACTGGAGCAGTAGGTACTGCAACTGTTTCTATTACAAACGAGTCAACTGTTTCAGTAGGTGATTAGAGTATGGCAATAACATTTACATCTGCAACTGACAGCACTAGCGTTACTGTGAATGATGCTTCACATGGAGCTATAGCAGGAGACTTTGTAACATTTAGTAACACAAGCACAGGTAACTCATCTTTAAATACACAACTCAATAATGAGTTTTCTATAACTTCCATTACAAATGCTAATAGTTATGTCATAACTTTAAGTTCTAATGCAGCAGCAGCTTTGTCTAGTAGTGGATCAGCAGATGCAGAGTATCAAATTAACATTGGTATTAACACTGTAGTGCCAGGTGATGGTTGGGGTGCTGGAACTTGGGGTGCAGATGGTTGGGGTTCTGCTTCTACGGAAACGGCTGGTGGTGGATCATTAAGATTATGGTCACAAGATAATTTTGGTGAAGACTTAATTTTTAATCAAAAAGATGGATTTGTTTTTTATTGGGATAAATCGAATGGTGTCACTACAAGAGCACAAAACTTAATAGAGCTCTCTGATGCAGCGCCAACCAAATCAAGAAAAGTTATAGTATCTGAAAGAGATCGTCATGTCATTTGTTTTGGTGCAAATCCAATTGGTGAAACTGCACAAGACAGATTATTAATTAGATTTAGTTCACAAGAAAACCCATTTTTTTGGACACCTGTAGCCACAAACACTGCTGGTAGTTTAAGAATAGGAACAGGATCTGAAATAGTCACTGCTGTAAAAACAAGAAGAGAAATTATTGTTCTTACAGATACGTCAGTTCATAGTATGCAGTTTATTGGTCCTCCTTTTACATTTGGTATTAATCAGCTTGCAAGCAACATTACTGTCAGAGGATTCAACACAGCAGTTGCAGTTGGTGATGCAATATTTTGGATGGGTTATGATAGATTTTATGTGTATGATGGTCGTGTGCAAGTCATACCTTGTTCTGTAAGAGACCATGTATTTCAAGATTTTAACGAAACACAATCAGATAAGGTGTATGCAGGTGTAAACTCAGCTTTTGGAGAAGTATTCTGGTTTTATCCGTCAGAAACTAATTCTGGTGCTAATGGTGGCACAGATGAAAACGACAAATATGTTGTTTATAACTATGATCAAAAAATATGGTATGTGGGATCGTTAGCAAGAACATCTTGGGTTGATCGTGGCGTGTATCAATATCCTATGGCAACTGATTCAAACCTTGTTTATAATCACGAGAAAGGTAACGACAATGATGGAACTGCATTTACATCCTTTATTGAGTCAAGTCCAATAGATGTACAAGATGGAGATCAATTTGTTTTTATTAGACGTATGATACCTGATGTCAGTTTTGAGAAAAGTGACTCTGGGCTAAGTAATGACAATAAACAAGCCGTGTTTTCTTTAAAAGCACAACGTAGTCCGAATGGTGGATTTATTAAAACATCTACAAATACAGTAAATTCTAGCACAGAACTAAATCATTTAAGGTTGCGAGGCAGATCATTTGGTCTTAGAGTAGAAAGCACAACTCAAGGTGTAAACTGGAGACTTGGCACACCAAGAGTAGATTTGAGAGCGGATGGAGATAGATGAGTAGACAATTAGTACCACCAAATTTTTCTCTACCACCAGATGAATATGACGTTCAGTATTTCAACGAAATGGTAAGAAGTTTAAGTCAGTTGGTTACACAGCTACAGAATCCAGGCGAACTTAGAGGCACTAAGATTACTTTGACGGATTTGCCAACAAGTGCTACTGGACTTGAAAGTGGTGCGTTATTTAATGATAATGGTACTGTTAAAGTTGTAACATAGATGTTATAGTAGGTAATATGGGAATATTTAAAAGTTTTACAAAAATCTTAAAAAAAGCCGCACCAGTAATTGGTGGTACAATTGGTTTTGCAATTGGTGGACCTTTGGGTTCTGCCGCCATAGGTTCTGCCCTCGGAGCAGGTATAGGAAGTCTTGTTGGCGGAGCAGATACAGATGACGCATTAAAAGCTGCCTTGTTAGGTGGTATCGGTGGATACGCTGCGAGTGGTGGTAACTTTTTTACTCCGACACCAGGTAGTGCAGCAGGCACAGCTGGGGTGACTGGTTCTGCTGCAAATATTACTGGACCTGAAATATTTGATCCTGCAACAGTGACGGCGGTACAACAATCGAGTGCTCCGACTGGAATTATGAGCACACTAAAAGATTTTGCTACAAGTCCAGTTGGAATTGCTACTTTAGGCACAGCTGGATTGGCTGCTTTGAGTGGTGGATTAGAAGAAGAACCTCAGATGGGAAAAGTGACTGAAAGACCTTATCCAGTTGGAAGAACTAGATTAGGTACTGGTCTTATCGATGGAAAGACATTTAATTTGGACAATAAAGAAGAAAGAGACGAATATTTTAGAACCTTAAGAGAAAGACAAGGTGCAGAAACATTGGCTGATGGTGGAGAAGTCGAAGGACCTGGCACTGGAACAAGCGATTCTGTTCCAGCAATGTTATCTGATGGTGAGTTCGTACTTACCGCTAAAGCAGTAAGAGGCGCTGGTGGTGGAGACAGAGATGTTGGAGCCGCTAGAATGTATGATATGATGTCAGAATTAGAGAGGGTAGCGTAATGGCAACACAAACAGTAGATCAAACTCAAACCGTAAGACTTGCACCATTTCAAGAAGAATTTTTAGCAGATATATTTGAGAGTGCCAAAGCCTTAACTGGTGAAGGCTCAATGATGCCCTTTGCACCACAGCAACTAGCAGGACTTTCACAAGGACAACAATCTGCGATTGCAAATGCACTTAGTGGAGTGGGAGCATTTCAACCTTTTCTAAGACAAGGTAGTGGAGCGATTCAACAAGGAATTATGGGTGCAATGGGATCTGGTTACGGCCCTACTTCTTACAAAGATTTTATGAGTCCCTTTACAGAAGATGTTATTGCAACGACACAAGCAGACATAGCAAGACAAGGACAGATGCAACAGAATCAATTAGCTGGAAATGCCATAAGTCAAGGTGCTTTCGGTGGATCAAGACAAGGTGTGGCTCAAGCAGAGATTGCAAGAAATGTTCTAGATCAACAAGCTAGAACTGGAGCACAGTTAAGATCTGCTGGGTTTCAACAAGCACAACAAGCAGCACAACAAGCAGCGAATCAACAATTAAGACAAGCACAATTAACTGGACAGTTAGGTGTGTCTCAAGCAGGACTTGGACAACTAGGACAACAGATGGCAACTCAAGATATCAACACATTGTTGGGTATCGGAGGTCTGCAACAACAACAAGGTCAAAGAGAACTTGATATTGCAAGAGCAAATACACTTGCAGCACAAGCGTTGCCTTTCCAACAAGTCGGATTCATGTCTGATATTTTCAGAGGAGTTCCAGCATTACAACAAACAACTTCTCAAACACGAACACCAGGTCCGAGTAGAGGATCGCAAATGCTCGGTCTCGGAATCGCGGGTCTTGGAGCAATAGGATCTGCTGGAGGCTTTGGTAACTTCTTTAACTTTGGAAGGCCTGCATAATGAGCGTATTTAATAGACCCATGTTTAGAATACCAGGTGTAACTAACAATCAACCTGGTGGTATTATGTCAAGTGGACCGAATATAATGAGAGCTAGCCTTATAAGTGGTGCTAACGCTAATCCAGTTATGACAGGTACAAATCAACCATCCGTTATTCAAGATATTCCTATTTTTACGAATACAATTCCAACTTCCAGACAATCTCAAATCGGTAACATATTTGGATCAGACGAAAAGTTTGAAGGGACTACTAAAGCAGGTATCGAAGGAGAGGTGGATCCAGAAAGTAATTTAGCAAAGTTAAGAAAAGCCGCACTAAAAACTAAAAAAGTAGAAGAAGGAAGTAAAGTTGTTGATGATCTTAGTCCAGGCACTGGTAAGATTTCTCAAAAAACAACAACAGAAACAGTTGATGACGGTGAAACGATTGACGCTGACATGGTAACACCAGACTTTGGTCAACCTACAAAACAAGCTGGAACAGAGGATAATACACTAGAATCTAATGTAAATATATTAAGTGGTTTTCAAAGCAACCAGAAACAATTATCTGATAAGACGGCAGCTGCACTAGCAAATGTATCTGCTGGTCTTGCAAGTGCAGACGATATAAGAGTCGGTGGTAAAACCTTAAATGAAAATGTAGATGCACTCGTAGCAAAAATGAATCAAGAAGGAAAAGAGCCTACTCTTGCAGACGTACAAGACGATGCAATAAAATTATTAGGGTTTGATCCTAAAGAGTTAGAAGGTGAATTTGAAGAAGATCGAAAAGCATCTATCTTTTTAAATATGATGAAAGCTGGTCTTGCAATCGCAGCTGGTGAAAGTCCAAACGCCATATCAAATATAGCAAAAGGTTTTGCAGTTGGACTACAAGGCTACGGACAAGATGTCAATAGACTTAGCAAAGAGTTGAGAGAAGACAGAAAAGAAGCAAGATCGACTATGTACAATCTACTGAAAGATGCAAAGTCAGAAGCTCTTGCAAAAAGAACTTTAGAACTTCAAAAGATGGAAGGTATTGTAAACATAAATAGAACGCTTGTGGGTGATGCAAAGAAAAAAGCATTAGATAAATTTAATACCACAATGACCGCACTTAAATGGAATCAAAGTGTATTGTCTGCCGCTGCCGATTTAGAATTTAAAGAAAAGCAACTTGCTGTTACAAAAGACAACGTAGAAAAAACTTATAGATTAGGTCTTGCAAAAGCAGAGCCAGAAGTAATTCAACTTCTTAAAATGCAAGGAGAAATAAAGTTAAAAGATCCTAGTAAACCAGAAATACCTTTTGGAGAGCCAGGATACTTTAAACAATATGATCTTACTGACAAAGCAACCAAAAATATCACTACATATATGAATGATTTAGTATCTGGTAAAAGTACAGGACTACAGTCAGGTAGTTTGTTTAATAGAACACGAGAGAACTTTGCAACAACAGGTACAATAGGATCTGTGCTTAAACCAACTGGCTACGATCAATTAGATGCTAGTATTAAGAAGCAGTTTGGTATAGAGGCATATACTTTACAAGAACAATTAAAGAAAAATGCTAATGATCCTTATCAACAATTTAATGACACTATCGCATTCGTAAGAAGATTAAAAGATAGAATACCAGGCATAGCAATCAGTATAGAAGCTATACCAGAAGATGTAAGACCTATTCTTGACAGAAAAGACAAAAGTGGAAAGACTTTATTAGAAAAATATAACGAAGAAGGTTTGGTAGGATAATCAATGCCTAATTATATAGTGGATGGAAAGTCCTATTTTTTTGTAGATCAACTTTCCGAAGATGAAGCAGCAGAGCGTGTAAGGAAATATTTTGGTTCTTCTGGTACTAAGGCTGAGGCAGAAGAAGGAACAAGCGATTATCTCAATCCAGAAGATGAAGGAACTTTACAAGAGATAGCAGAGGGCGCTGCCTCTGGTTTACTTGCCATACCACAAGGCATAGCAGAGACTGTTACAACTGTTATTGATCTTGGTGCAGGCACTAATTATACAGATGCCGTGACTCGTGGATTTAACAAAATGAGAGATGATCTTGGTATTGATCCAGCAGGTGCCGCTGGTAAGATAACAGAAGGTCTGATACAGTTTGGTGTTCCAGGTGTTGGAGCTGCGGCTG